CCTTGATCTAAGTCTTTTATATTTTCTTTGAGTCTTTCGTCTGAAATTCCAGATACAGTAGTAGTAGTAGCATTAATCACTCCACCATAAGTGACATAAAATTTATAAGCACTTCCATCGTACATTGAAAAGCCCTCTCCACTAGAGCCACTACCTACTAAAAAACATCTTCCATAACTGCTCTCATTATCTAATTTGACACCCGCACCTGCCGCTTGTGAAGTGTTTGTAGTGCCTACAAGAAATGTTGATGCCGTGTTTATTACCTTATTATTAGAAATAGTTAAAGCTGTAGCTGGATTACCATTGTCTGCTACTTGAAAAACCATTTCTCCTTTTTGTGATGCACCATCACCTGAACCTTGCTGTGCGTAAATAGTAGCAATTTTTTGATTTGCAGATGAGCCATCTGTCCTAAATATAAGACCAGTATCACCTTGATTTGATCCTGAGTCTGTAAAAAATGTAAATGTGCTACTTTGCCCTGCATTAAAAACAAGGTCATTACCATCTGGATCAAAAACAATATCACCAGCTGAACCCATAACTAAATCACTTGCTGTATTAGAAAATCTACCTACTTCTGTTCCAGCATCTTTAAATATTAAGTCTCCACCATCGGCATCAAGAATAATGTCACCAGCAGAATCTAATGTCATATCACCAGAAGATAAAGCTATAGTTGTTCCATCTATATTGAAGTTATCTATATCTACACCAGCGTCAGATACAATCTTAGGTGTTACAGTTAGACTTCCAGAGTCTAAGACCATACGTTCAGTACCGCCAGTATCAAAACGTATCTTGTCTTCGTCACTTGATTCCTCAACTTGAATCTTTGTATCCGAGTCTGCGTCTGCTAAAAGTAATGCAGAAGTAATTTGAGTATTTACCCAAGTGATACACTCTACTGCTGAACCATTTGGAGGTGCTTCAGAGAATGTTAAGGTAGTTCCAGATACGCTATAAGTATCTTTGTGTTGTAATACACCATCTACAGTAACTACTGTGGCATTTTCATTAACTGGTGCAGAAGTTAGACTTAAAGTATCGTCAGATCCATCGCCAGACATAGTGTTTACTACAGGTGCTGTACCGCCACTTCCTGCAATAGCACCCCACGAATCAGTATAGCCTTCAAAATCACCTGTTGTTGAATTGTATCTAAAGTAACCTGCTGCTGGTGAAGCTGGTCTTTGTGCTGTAGTTCCTACTGGTACATGGATTGCATCATTCGCTGAACCAATATCTAAAGTAACATCGGGTGCAGCGTTTAGTATTCCTACTCTATTAACAGAAGAATCTACTACTAATGTATTTGAATCCCAATTGAAATCACCAGTTCCACCAGTCAATGCTGTTAGAGTTCCAACACTGGTAATGCTTGGTTGAGCTGCTGTTGATAAAGTTCCAGCCAGTTCTCCACCGCTTCCATAAATAACTGCTTTTGAGTTGACTACGGTATTAGCCGATGAGCCATCTAATAGGTTTAGCTCTGATGCTGTTGAAGTAACTCCGTCTAAAATATTTAATTCGGCAGTTGTAGAAGTTACACCATCTAAGATATTCAATTCTTCAGGTGTAGACGTAATTTGTGTAGAAGATACTGCTGCCAATACAGGTAGTGTTCCAGAAACATCTGGTAACGATATGGTTCTGTCACCTGTAGCATCTATTGAAGTTAAGAAAGTTTCATGTGCATTTGCTGTGCTACCCTCAAAGACCACTTGGTTTGATGCGTTCATGGTGACACTATCGACAATCGTTTGAGTACCTGATACCGATATGTTTTCTACAGTTAATGTCCCTGTAGATGGGTTATAAAATAAATTACCATCACTTTGAAGACCAATACTCGTAGAGCCATCAAGATCATTAACAAATGTTATTGCACAATTGTTATTTCCACTTTCATTGTCCGTAACGACAACATTAGTAGCTACTGTCGATGTAGCTGCGTTACCAGTTGTTGATCCCGAAGAACCACTTACGTTACCTGTTACATTACCAAGAAGATTACCAGTGAATTGAGTTGCAGTTAGAATACCGCTAGAAGGATTGTAATTTAAACCTGTGTCACTCTCTGCACCCTGACTTCCAGTTGCACCATCGACAAACAATGGATAGACAGTTTCATCACTTGAGTTATTAGCACTAACAGTTATTTCTGTAGCTAATGCTGCTGTTCCTGTAGTGTCTTGGTTAAGAGTGCCAACAACAAGGTCTATCGTTCCATCTGAATCTTCATAAGTAACAGTTATACCAGTTTCAGTATTACTGCTGAACATAGCACCTACAATATCTTGCACTTCTTCAGTAGTCTGAGCAACATCATCTACATAGGCTTTAATTGATTGTTGTGTGGCTAAATGTGTAGCTGAATTAGAAGACATATTATCTTCATCTTTGATTGCAGTTCCAGATACACCTGTATTTAAGACTGGACTTGTTAGTGTTTTGTTAGTGAGAGTTTCTGTGAGACTTGAAGTATCGACCACCGCATCAATCGTGCCATCGCTATCTTGATACGTCATAGTTATACCAGTTTCAGTATTACTACTGAACATAGCACCAACTTTATCTTGTATAGCTTCGTCAGTTAAACCTGCGGCACTATTGGCAGCCGAGGTCGCACTTGACGCGGCTGCTGACTGAGATGAACTTGCTGCTGATGCACTCGAAGCTGCTGCTGTTGCTGAATTGGCAGCATTGGTAGCTGAAGTTGAGGCTTCATCAGATTTTGTCGTGGCTGTTGCCGAAGCAGTTTGAGCAGCGTTTCTATAGGTGAGTGCTAAATCTCTGGCTGCTTCACTGGCTGTCTTGGCAGTTTCCGAAGCTGTCTTAGCAGTTTCCGAGGCTGTTTTGGCGGTAGTCGCACTACTGGAACTTGAGCTGGCACTGGAAGCCGATGAAGCTGCCGATGTAGCACTAGCGGCAGCATTGGTTTCTGATGTGGCTGCTGCTGCTTGACTAGCTGCTGCTGCATTTACGCTACCTTCAATAGCATCAGTTTCGGTGCTTGTAGCTCCAGAGCTTGTATAAAAACTTGTTTTTGCCATTATTACTCCAAATTGTAATAAGTTTTATAGATTTAAAGGATAGGCTGATTTCATTTGTGTAACCGTACCAACAGTTTCAGCAGAATTGGCTTGCTCTTGTATTTCTGTTAAGTGATAAAGATATGCAGCTTCGAAGGTGTCTCTTCTTTCATCTAAGAAATAATCTGAAGCATAAACTAATGCTGCATAGCAGATTACATCAGAGGCTATATCTGTTAATACATTGGTGTCTGAATCACTAACTAAATCCGTGTATTGTGCATAATAGTTTAAGGCCAGTGATCCGCTAGATGGAATGGGATGAAGTAACAATGACCCACCTTCTCTTACAAAATAATGAGGACTGCCAGTTTGACCTGTCTTAATGTAGTCCTGCATCATGCCCATATCTAATCTAGTTAAAGTATGGTTGTCATAAATGAGATCAATTATTTCTAGAAAATCATTTGGCAATGTAACCTTAGATGTAGAGGCAGTTATGGTGTAGACATGCTGTTTCTCCATGCTGGGTATTCTTAAGGATCTTTGAATTCTAGTAATACCTTGATCTATAAACGTGTTTGATAAATCATCTGTGATATCAGTGCGATTCAATAGATTCTTGAAATGTGTTCTAAGGTTTCCATAGTTCATTGTTTATTACACTCTTTTGTTAGTGGTGATAAAGGCATCAAGATTTTGATCTCTTAATCTTTTTAGTATTGCTTTAGGGGGCTCTTTTAAGGCATCGAATCCTTCTCTTTTCCATTGGTCATACACAGCAGCAGGTATACTTGCAACACGCATGTATTCACCAGCTCTTGCATTTCTTGAGTCCCACCTATCGTTTTTAAGACCATCGATGTAGCTTTTAGGTATTTGCTGCTGATTCCTTAATGTCATTAAGTTCTCAGGATCTTTTTCAAGATACTGTTCTACATCATTGAATATAGGTTTCTTGTCATCAGTTGACATTAGATGCTCCTTAGTTTGTAGCATTTGATTTAATAAAAAAGGGGTAAGGCTAGATAGTTAAGGAGAGCAAAACCCTATCTAACCGAACCCCCTGTTAGTTATCTACGATAATCCAGTAATCATTCCTGAATCAGCGAAAGACATGTGCTTCACAGACACTTCACCTACCACATTGTGAGTATCCGCATCTCCGTTCTTTGCAAGCAACGTTCTTGAGAAGGGTCTCAATGTGACAGTCTTAAACATTGATGGGTCAAGTAAGTACCCATGTGTGCTTAGGTTTTGTCTGTTAATAACGGTACGCAATTCACCGAAAGGTGTAAGGATTACGTCAATCACGTTAGTTAATGTTTTAGCATCAATCTCACGATTTCTACCAGTTGCAGTGGCAAAATTTGCCACCAAAACTGCGTCTGCAGGCTTCACCATGAAAACGGTTGGCTCAGAGCCATTCTCGTAACATGTCTGGTGTAACGTCAACAATTTTGCTTCTGTTAAAGCGTCTGTTGCATTACTTCCAGCGTCTACAGTTGTAGAGATCTGTTGATCTATTGATGCCATCTCTCTTGCAGTGCTCGCGTTACCTGCTGCTGCTGCATTTGAGACACCTATCATTGCTCTTTCATAATCGTTTTTGATTACTTTAAGAGTTTTCGATAGTTGATCGTTTATATTCATCTAAGTTCGTTAATCTTAGACCGTTTCATTAAGAAACAGCTCATACTTTAATATGAGACTAGACCATATCATCACTATAAATTCATAGTGCCATGCGCTTCCACTCACTTGAGTGTACTCCCATAAGGGATGGTCGTTGCACCTTCCTACAGTGTAGGCTTGGATCAGGATTACCATATCTTTCGACTTAGGCTTCCCCTGAGTTCACATGGTTTATACTACCCAACACAAATAATATACATTAAATATATATCATAAGTTATTGGTTTTAGGCAGTTTCAGTGGCTCTTCCGTGCGTCTTGACCGCATCAGCCGTTCCCGAAACCGCGAAGGCTTCAGAAATAAT